ACCAGTTGCTGCGCCTCTGTCTGCGAAAAAATCTCCGGATCATCAGGAAAACGGATGGCATACGACGTGGCTTCATCCGCAGGCGTGGGATCGGCTTTCATACGGGCATAGAGAATTTCTTTTGCGGTGTCCGTTCCCACTTCACACAGATACACGCCCCGCTGATTGCGGGTTTTTGGCATGGTGATCACCGGCTTGCCATAGACAGATGCGCCTTTTACCGGCAGCACCCGGAAAACACCGTGTTTTTTTGATCTCTGATAAACAATTTCACCATCGATCCCCCCGGTGTCCCAGCAGACACGGGAAATAGTCATTTCGGTGCCATCCGCATGGCGGTATTTTTTGTTGATCGCCGCATCCACACGTAACAGCGTCTCTTCCTCATCAGGACGCCCCATAATGATGATTTTATCCACCAGAAAGGCTTCCTCTCCCAGAGCCCATCCCCAGACATACATCTCAAAACGGTTTCGCTGCGAGTCAATGCCCGCCGTCAGATAAACCACCCGGGCAGGCACCGCCGCCGTGTAACGCACCACCTTATCCATCAGTACCTGGTGATCGAGTTTTTCGCCCACGGCCTCTTCCCAGGTCTCGCCCAGCGTGGTGTTCACAAAGGTTTTCAGGCCGTTGGGATCTTTCAGTGCATCCAGCCAGTCATAGACAATCTGTACCCAGGTGGTGAACGGACTGTACGCCGTCCAGATATGGAACGTGATGGAGCGCGGCGGCGGAATTTCATCACCCCGGGCGCTGAAAAACGTCAGACCGTCACGGGTCCACATGCCCGTGTTTTCACAGATCCACCGCCCGTTACTCTGGTCAAGCTCAGACTGATGGATCACACAGCCATGATGCTCACAAAGGTAGAAAACACTTTCTGGCTTATTCTTCTCCCACTTAAGACCGAAAGGCGAGGCATCATCGCCAAATTTCAGATACTGCTCCTCCCCACAGTGCGGACAGGGCACATAAAAACGCATGAAGTGTGCCGACTCGTTAGCGGCTTTTTCGATCTGGCAGGTGCCTTTGATTTTAGGCGTCGAGCCGCGAATGGATTTTGGCCACACCGACCCCTCAATACGCTTATCCCCCAGCAGGGTTGGCGAGCCCTCTTTTTCGACATCCGGCTCGAACGAGGAAAGTTCGTCATAGCAGACCACGTCCACGGATTTTTCACGGTAGTTTTTGGCGGCAGCGCCGCCCAGGCACCAGAAACCGACGCCCGATGAAAAGCGTTTCAGCGTGAGAGTATTGTCACGATGTTTACGACCCAGCCATGGGGAAAGGTCTTTCAGGCATGGCACGTTCCGAATCGTCGCCTCCACGTGAGACTTCATAAAATCTTCAGCGGCAGAATCCGTGGGCTGAAAAAGCAGACTGTTTCGGGATTTATGCTCAATAAAATACCCGACCACCCCCAGCAACATCTTTGTATAGCCAACACGGGCAGATTTAATCAGGTTAACCGTGCGAACCTGGTCGTTACCCATACAGTTCATAATGGCGATCTGGAATGGCAGCGTTTTCCATTCTCCCTCACCATATGAAGATTCTTTAGGCAGATAATAATTTTGATCAGCCCATTCAACTGCCGTCATTGGTACAACCCTGACCAGAGGCTGCAGCGCAACCGAAACGGCAGCCATCATATTATTCAGTTGTTGCTCTGATATATTCATCGAGTAAATCCGGTAATTTATCCCCTGCCCGCGCACACTGATTTGCCCCCTTCGCAATAAGGGTTTTCAGATGGTCAAGATGGCGCGGTGTTAAATCAGGAAACTGTCGCTGCATGGATAAAGGGATGGAATCAAGCGTACTGGATAACGCCATTGCCAGCTTACTGAGGGCAAAAATACAGAACCCGGTGTCAATAAGTTTTCCTTTTGACACCTCATTTTTTAACTGCTGTGTAACAGCCTGTTCTGCTGTCAGTTCCCATCTGGCAATAAGCAATTTCTCCTCATAGTCGTCTTCGCTATCGCCATCAGGCACATCGTTTTTACTTCTCCTCAGATACGATATGTAAAAATCGCGCCAGGCATCCAGATCCAGTTGCCCTCGCTTATTCGATATCGGGGCACCCGGCAATTTCTGCAATCTGCGAAGCTGGCGATCGGTCAGACTTAAATGCCTGGCAACTTCAGTCTGCGTAGCCACTCCTCACCTCGCAAAAACTCTCACCTCACAATCACAACAAAACCGGTCATGTCCGGTTTACATGTCTGTTTTTTGTTCATGTCCGGTTCACAGAAGACCTGTTTTTATATTTTTCATATAGTTAACTTGAAGAGAAACCGGACATGGATCCCGGAAAATTTTCATAAATAGCGAAAACCCGCGAGGTCGCCGCCCCGTAACCGGTCGGATCGCCGGAAAGGACCCACGAAATGATAATGATTATCATCTATATAAGGTTTATCACAACATGTGTGTACGCCATCAAACCACGAGAAATAATCAATTATGACGCAGGTATCGTATTAATTGATCTGCGTCAAATTAACGTAAAAGCAACTTCAGATAATACAAATCAGCAACACTGAATATGGGGAAACATTATGTCATCAAAGAACAGAACCCGCAGAACAACAACCCGCAACATCCGATTTCCAAACCAGATGATTGAACAAATTAACATCGCTCTTGATCTGAAAGGTTCAGGAAACTTTTCAGCGTGGGTTATTGAAGCCTGCAGAAGAAGGCTGTCAACAGAGAGTTCGGGTATGAATTACATAATTAAGTAACATGGTGTTCACAGAACACGCAGTTACCGGACACATCAGTTTTCCATTCGCTCCCCGGCAGTACAGGCTTCCCCTCTGACGGGATAGCCTGAAAAAATAACACAGAAAATTATTTGTTATAATTAATATAACTTACTCAAAAAAAAGCGACGAGAAAATCAGCATCAACGAACAATAAGCGCCAATACGTGATAACAAATGGCAGCCATATTTATCTGCAGTATAAGCAATGGACAGGATAACCACACCAGAAACCGTCAGCATAAAATCCATTTGAACTTCCCCGGACAAAATCGACTCATCTAAAGATTTACAGCTCTTTTTATTATCAATATGTTAAAAGTAAAATAAACAGATGTTCAATAACACGAATACAAAAACGTGCTGAAATTCAATGAATCCATTTCTGTGTCATCAATTAATAGTGATAAACATCCGGCTTCTTCCACCATCGCACCGGACATGCGACTATGAGGGGACAACGCCGCGCTCCGTTAACGCGGTAAACCCCGGTGTGTATCGTTTTTGATTATCCCCGCACACTCGCACAGAGGAGTCTCCCGGTCGGGCTGCGGTCTCTGTTAATGCGGGAATACGGCGACAATACCGCGCATGGATAATAAGGTCGCTCAACACACTGGCTGTAATGCAGCGGATACCATGCGGCATTTAGCGGTATTCATCGTACACTCAACGGTTAGCTCTTCATTCGTGGCATTCACCTGAAAGGTCCGGGAGTGTAATTGCATACATTTACCACTGAACGAACCTTCAACAAGAACACGACCACGCTGCAAAATACGGAACAGAATTGTTCCCTGAAGAGGCTTTACGGTTACCTGTAATTTCTTCATGCATTCTCCGGATAACAAAAATACTAGTTAATACACTGAGTGCGGATATATTCCTGCGCCCCTCCCACCTGCTTCTGCATTGTCATCAACCGTTCTCTGAGGATGAAATAATCCCGTTCAGCGGTGTCTGCCAGTCGGGGGCCGGTTGCATTATCCACGCCGGAGGTGGTGGGGGCTTCACGCACGGAGCCTGGACAGGTGGCGTTGATCCGCAGGCGCTTACGACCAGCGGCAACGTCAGCGCGAAGAGTTTCATTTTCAGCTCTCGCATCGGCTAATTCCCTCGAGTATTTTGCATCGAGCGCAGCAACATCGCGCTGGCGCACCTGCATATCAGTAATGGTTGCGTTCGCCAGCTTCAGTTCACTGGCTTTGTTATCGCGCTGCGCTTTGTAGGTAATCGCGTTATCACGGTAATGGTCTGTTGCCATCCACAGCGCACCACAGGCCACCAGCAGAATAACGATAAACGCGGAAAGCATTCGGTTTATGTTCACCCCAGCAACCCCGACGAAGACAACATCATCCAGGCCATGGAAAGAAAAAGAGCAACCAGCATTAGTGAAAATGAAATGCCGACAATTACACAGAGGATCTTCGCCAGCGTTATGAGTTTGTCTGACATGCTTAATCCTCCCTTCACGATTTCAACGCAATGACCAGTTTTGCCAGCCCATACAGCATCGGGGACACAGCAACACCGACCGCCACCCACTTAATGGCAAAAGCCAGTGCTCTGCTGATGTCATCAGTTACAGGCGCTTTCAGTTCAAGGCCGTTTTTCATGGTCAACCTCAACAGAATTCGTTTATACTTCGCCATGTTCTCCCTTGCCTTACTCAAGGTCAGAAACACAAAACCCCGCTTGGTGCCAACAAACGGGGTTTTTACTTTTATTCACTTACGTTTCGCCAGTTCGCAGGATTTCGTGTTATCCGCCCGCGTGGCCATGCCTTATTTTTCAGCAAAATATTCTGCTTATCTGTCGATACCCCAGCACGCCAGCGCGCTCTCCTGGTCACGACGGGATACCTGACCGTAACAGTTGTTTGAACGAATACGGCAGTCTCTGCCACCGTCCTTAATCCACCAGCGAATCGCCTCACAGGCACCTTTTCGATCGCCTGCATTAATTCGTTTATAAAACGTCGACGGGAAGCACTTACCGGGGCCAATGTTGTACGGACAGAATGACGCGATCCCCGCTTTCTGGGGTTCGGTCAGCGGCACTTTGATGTTTTTCTCCACCCATGCCAGCGCCTTGTCACGTTCGATGGCATTAACCCGGTCGCATTTTTCCTTTGACAGCTTCATGCCAGGAATAACAGGCTTACCATCCACCAGAATGGCACCACGGCAGATGGTCCAGATCCCCGCACCATCACGGTATGCCATGGTGTGGTTACCTTCCTTTTCATCCAGAAACTGGTCGAGGATTTCAGGCGCAGAAGCACCTGCACCAATCAGCGCCAGAACGGCAGCCGACAGGCCGTATTTTATTTTTTCGTTCATGGGGATTTATCGATTTCTAATCCCTTGATATGTTAGGTATATAATCCAACACTCATGGTCGCTCTCATAAACATATCCCTTGAGACGCAGCAGATTACAACAAATGAAGCCATATAAATGAACAGTAAAGAAAGTTTGCGCAGAAGATTTTTACAACTAATGACAGAAAACGTTAAATCAGAGTTACTTCTTCTGATGGCAGATAATAACGAAGCAACAAGCAGCATTCTTGCAGACCCTTACGGTAAGATCTCACATAAAACGCTGGATATTATTACCACAACATTAACACCGCTGATGCTTCAACGGCTGAAACATAATATCAACGCATGGGTTAATGAAGAATTAAGTCCTCCCTGCTTATGGGATTCTCGTTACGCATGTCAGCAAAAAATGCGAATTTTCAACTTACTATCACCAAAGCTCAGGTAGCCATAAAATCCTGCCCTTCATGGCATACAGGATTTCAATGGAATCACAATGACCAACTCTTGCACAGCTGTATCCCTGACTCCCCGACAACTCAGATTTTCAGTATCTGCTGCTATCTAAAGAGAAAGCGCACAAATGCAAGGGTCTTTCATCACGTCCTGTTATTGATTGCCTGTGACCTTTTCTCACCTCATGGAACGTTTTTTCAGTTAGAAATATTCATTTTACAACCAGTTCGTATTGTTTATTCATCGACTACTCTCCCCGCGCCACCTTACGACGGTCCTCTCTGATTTTGAAATACAGGTTAGTCAGATACGTCAGCAGGCCAAACAGCAGACTCCCCAGCACACCTATCGCCACCCACTGGGACGGAGAGACTTTGTCCAGCAGCTGCAGTAACCAGTATCCCGTCCCCACCGCTGACGTGGTGTATGACACACCCGTTGTGATTTTTTCCATCTGGTACATACCCCGTCTCCCGCAATCCGGAAGCTCACAACAACAGGAGGGGCATCAGCTCACACCGACAGCCCCTGCGTATGGTTACATCATCATTTCGCCGCCAGGCTGAGGCTCACTGCTACCGTCAGGCTGAGACACAACGCCATCTGAAACAGCACTGTCACCCGCGCCGTCTTCAGGCTCAGGAGCAGCCGGTCCCCCCAGCAGCTCATCCAGAATGGCATCCACTTCAGCATCAAGACGCGCCTCAAGATTCTGGCGGAGTTGCTGTTTCAGTGC